TAGCAGCAATCATAACTATAACAACTGGTAAGATAGCCAAAACAGCTCCTGCAATGATCCCAATAATTCCATCTACTTGTGCAAGTGTTTTTGTCTTCATAACTGTCTCCTCAAAATTTTATATAATCGTTATTTTACCATATTTTAGTTTTTATTTAAAGTTTTTACCAGTCTGGTACAGAATGATGATTCATAATTGATGTTCTCTATACTTGGTCGTCTACTTCAAGAGCAAGAATCCCTAAGTCTTTTTAGACCTAGGGATAGTGCAATTTTTTAATGTAACACTGCAGCTTATTTGGTAAAGATAGACTGACGGAAGTCATCTGTTGTACGAAGATAAGCATTATAAATCTTTTTCTTAAGTAAGTTGACTCTGCTAGCGCTTCATCCATTAGCCTTTGCATATCCTTATAAGATCGAATAGTTACTTGCTTCGTACTGTTTCGTACTCAATGGTGATTGGCTTCAATTTTGTCAATTGGTCAATCCGCTCTTGGTACATGGCCTTCTTAAAGGCTTCCCAAGAGTCATACTCACCTTTGAAGACATTTTCCAAAACCTTCTGGTCTGTCATTAGACCAACATCTCTTCCGAGCCATCCATCCCAAGTTGTACTGCCCTCTTTCAGAGCTTCTTCTGACAACTTACCAGATACATATGGAACAAATCCTTCATGATAGCCCTTAGCTGCCAGCAACTCATAGGCTGTACGACGGAACATGACATCACCTGGCGCACCAGTTGGATTGCTAAGCGCTGAATAAATTGGAGAGAATAGACTGAGACTGAGATAGCCATTTCGTCCATACTTGCCACTATCTTTGTTTTCACGACGAGTAATGACATCATGGTCAATCAAGGACTCAAAGGTTTTTAGTTTCTTAATCTCTTCAGCAGTGAAGGTCCGTGTCTGGTTACCAGCATGGGTTTGTTTGCCATACTTATCAGTAATGTAGTAGTTTTCTATTTTTCTAAACCACTTCATTTTAGCTTCATCTGTTTGCTTCAGGATAGAGCTTGCTTCTAGGTAATCAAGCGTATAAATCATATCAAACATACCATGAACGTAGTCTTTTAGATCTGCTGCATTTTGAACGCGCTCTTTAAAGTTATAAGTATGGAGACGTGTCTTAGAATCCTTATCAACCTTAAATAGAGTATTGAGGGTGATTGTCGCTTCATCTGGGCTTGGTGTTACTGTTGCATTTTTAGGTAGAGTGCTGTTTATTAACCTGGACAACATATATAATGTAGGTATGTCAACTTTTATATAGCTTTCAAATCCTACGTTATCTAACCTCATATATCCTAGCATTTCCAACCCACCTTTAAATTGGCTTTTAGAAACATATACCACAGAATCTTTTTCCACAATCTCTTCCAGTTTTTCTTGAGTGAGACCTGATATGCCGTATTTTTCAAATACTCCCTTCCCACTTCCATCTATTGATTGAGATATAAACATTCCAATTAATGTAAGATAGTCAACTCCCACAGTCTGATACTCTGGTGCTGATTCTGAAGGAAGTGCTATCAATAGAGTGGGAATATCAAGTCTTACGTATCCTTCTGGGGCGTCTGGAGCTTCTGCCCCTGATTTGTTTATTTCTTTCAATTTTTTATCTACATATTCCTTAGACACTATATCTAAATCTTGTTCAATTAATCCTAATACTTTCATTATCTACTCTCCCTATCCTACTATAATTACCCTATATTCGTTTTGTGCCGGTGCCTTTGCAAACTTCACCTTGATGTTATTAACGTCTGTAACTTCAATATCTGTAATCACCTGTGCAAAAGGTGCATTATTTTCCCTCACCATGACAACTACATCCTGGGTATTTAAATTGTGAGTAACTGTAAATTCTGTAGCTGTGCCATTGCCTATCTCTTTTGCTACCTTACCTGTCTTGCTCTTCGCGACATTATTTATAAGATCTCTAGCATTATCGCTACTCTTTAACTTTTCCTCAATTTCTTTAAGCGTATCAAACTCTTCACTTGCACCGCCGATTATCCTGGTAATCTCTGATGTAGCAAATGTTTTAGCTTGCTGTAAGGCTGTGTCTGCCTTAGCCTGTGCCTGTGCATCAGTTATTTTATCAGCTAGGGCAGTATCTAAGCCTGTAATCTTGTTTGTAGGTATAGTCTTATCACTAGCTATCACGCTATCAACTATCTTATCTGGAGTAAGCTTTTCTTCTAAGCCGTCAATCTTATTGATGTTGATTTTTGAAGTTCCATCATTAATCTTAGATACGATATTAGCACCGTCAAGGGCATTAGCTAGTCCATTGATTCTTTCTGCGTTAATGTTCTCATTACCATCATTGATGGTAGCAACTATACTGGCAGCACTTAGCTTAGTTACTAAATCCTTAATCTTATCTATATTAATCAGCTTGTCACCATCATTAATGGTATTAACTATGCTGACTGCTGTAGGTGATGCGTCTTTGGCATCCATAGCCATCCACACAGTTCCAGTATAGACATACGCCCTCTTGTCCTTGGTATTATAGTAGATCTGTCCAGCTACAGCCTGCGTTGGCTCAACTGCTACTGAGTGTAAGACTGCTTCTAGTAGTTGGTTTTGATTTGCTTTTAGATTCGTAAGTAAATTCATATTTTACCACCTTTCAAAATTTATTAATTTAAAATAGCACTTCCTGAAAATTCATAACTAAAAGTTATAGTTAGTTCATTTTCTGATAAGTGCTTAATATCTCCTATTACCTCATTGCCACCGCTATCTATGATCGTTACGGATGGTATTTTTTTTAAGTTGTGATTAATATTCCAGGTCTTACTGGCCTGTATTTGAGTGTGTTTGTAGCTTTTATCCAGGACAATATCACCTGTTGAGTCGTCAAATTTCTTAAGGACATCAAGCCTTTTGTCAATCTCAAAAAGTAACTTTTCAATATCAATTTCCTTTAGCTTTTTTTTTAAAGACTCAGCTTCTCCTGCTATAATCGACTTGTCTACTTCAATTATGAAAGTTCCTGACTTGAGTAGTTTTTCCCCATCATATATTAGTAATTCAGACGGATAACTTCCTACTTCAAGTGGTGGAAAATAGACGTCAATATATCTATTTTTTAAGTCAATTTCAAGCCTTTCATTTTCAAAAAGCTTACCTTTGATTTCTATATAATGCTTGAAATTTAAGCTCTCTAAATCCATATCTTTAGCAATTAGTCTTATGCCTCTTGCAGTTTCCCCCGCATGCGTTTTGAAAACTCTATCTATAGTAGCAGTTTTATATAAATTTATTCTTCTTAGACTTTGTAACATTACTCTATCCCCCTTTCTTTAAGCAATTTCTTAATGCCGGCCAACTCTTCTTCTAGCTTACTGACCTTATCTTCCAGGACCTCACGCTTTTTAATTTCACTTTGTAGGGCTGAGTGAATAAAAGCTATATAATTGTATATTTCCAGGGCATATCGGCCGTTGTTTTTACCGACTAAAGTATCCTTAAATTTCCCAGTTATTGTTTGTGTTATTGGTGATAAATGTAGTGATGTGTCATCTTTAAAATTATAGTTGAAGAGTGATAGCTCTTTTATAAACTTAAAAATCTCCTCACTTGTGAAATTTTCATTTTCTACATTGGTGTTTTTAAAGGTAACCCTATCACAGTCGAGCTTACATATATTTTCTTTAAGCCTGGCATCGGAAACTGAGTAAGACCCCATTCCCCAAACACCATTTCTATTAGCACTTAAAACTGTGCTATTGTTGCAGTTTACGAAAAATTCGTCATCTCTTACATTTATATTGGATTTATAGTTATCCAAGTTCATTAAAGTTCCATCTAACACGGATATTCCGGTATATCCTCCACCGGTTTTAAAACACCTTCTGCCTTCATAATATGCAGTTACTCCTCCGGAGCTGCAGGAAATATAATTGTTTGAATCGTACTTCAGTCTTATAGCATTGTTATTAGCATCTATGCTCATTGCATCATTAGATCCAGGTTCATATCCTGGCTCAAGTACAATTCTTTTGCTCTGTCCAGGGTATAAGAAATCTGTTGTGATTTCGCCGGTTTTTATCTTGCTTGCAGTAATTGCCCCAGCTTCAATCATATCGGTCTTAATCATAGGAATTATAGCTCTGCCATCAGCACCTAGCTGAATAGTTTCCCCAGGTTTTCTTCCAAGAATAAAATCGCCCGAGTGGGTAAACATCCAGTTCGCTTCGCTATTTTCCATGCCAACCATTCCGGCTATGTTGTACCACTCACCCTGAAATTTTGTTCTTATTCTATTTCCAACATATATGCCTGTCTTATTCTCATAAGCTCCATCTCCTATAAACAACTCTGGAGTGAATACGTATTCTCCTGAAATTTCTGTCGCTTTGCCACTCCAAGCTTTTAGTGCAGGTGAAAGGTCCTCAAGGCTCCCATCTTTGCCAGGTGGCCCCTGTTCCCCATCCTTTCCTTTTAAATCTTTTTGCGATGGATACCATTTAGTAGAGCTTATTGGTTCTTCAGACAAAATAATCCACTTAATTTTACTATTCTTCCCGCAGTATATTTCCACAGTATGAAGACTATGGTTGTCGGTTGTAAATTCGCCATTATACATTTTATAATTTTGGTCTGACAGCTCTTTGATAGTTAACACTTCTTTATAAGACTCTCCTCGATATCCTAAGTACAGCAATTGTGATGTTCCCATAATTTTAATATAATATTTGGTGTTTTTCTTTAAATTAACCTTTTGAATGATCTGCACTCCACTACTTGCTATAGTCACATCCATGATATTTCCTCCATCAGCATTAGCGATGTGAATGCGACTCATTTCTTCCTGGCTGTGCACCAACCATTCATCCAGGCCGCCAGAATAGTAGCTGGGTTTATTTTTAGTGAAATCCTCATGGAAGTCTCCGTTGGATAGCAGGTTGAACTTAAAAGACTCTCCATCTTTGCCTTTTAATTCTTGCTTTAAGCTTTCTGATAAGTTATTTTCCCCTATGGTTCCACTTCCAAATTTCAGTTTGCTGCCATCAAACTTTAGTAAATAATTATCTTCAGATTCACCTATTAGGAAAGTTCCGTCATTTAAGTTCCACTTTACATTTCCACCTTTTAAAATACCTGTGATAATTTCATCTGCAACAAAGCCATCACCTGTGCCAAAGCTTCTCCAGTCCCAGGTCCCATCTGACTTCTTTTTGTTTGCTATCCTTATGGATCCACCCATTAATTGGATAGCCTTTGTTGGATTCTGATCTAGTGGTTTGTCATAAGTAATTATGCCCTTACCATCTTTTGATATATATACATACCCACCTGAATTGTTTATTTCAGTGTTTATTTTGTCTATAACGTTGTTTAGAAATTCTGCATCAATACCATCTTGGATTTTCTTACTTGCACTATCCCAAATAGCTTCTTTATTTCTAAAGTCATTAATTTTCTTATAGGCTTCTATAAATAAATCATTGGTAGTTTCGATAAAATTTCCTAAAGTAACCTTGTCAGCATTTGAATCACCCAGGTTTTTAACCAACTTAATGACCCTAGCCTTAAGCCTTAATCCAAGTTCTTCATCAATAATGGTGACGGTATCACCCAGCTTTACTCCTTCATATTCAAATCCATATTTTGCCAAATCTTCAACTGTTGCATTGTAAGTGATTTTAGGGGCAGATGCCTTTTCAAGTTCTTCTCTTGTCTTTGCCAAAAGTTCATTTTTATCTGTAATATCGTCAAATTCAATCTTGCCAAAGACATGGACTTTACCTTTATCTGAATTTCGGCCGTACCTTAGTCTTGCTGCATTATTTTCAACGTATTTCTTGCCGTTATTTATATCTGCAAAATCTATTCTTCTTCCATGGCCACCAGTTTCTTCAATTTCCTCACCTTTACCAAATCCATATAAGGCTGTGATAATGTCTTCTTCGTTAACGACTTTTTCAATCTCATATATGTCTTTACCATATACAAATCTTTTACCATGGTCATCACCACGTTTTTTGAAGATATTTACTTTTCTACTTACAATTTTATTGCCCTCAACCTCGATGCTGGTAGAAAATTCTCCTCCCCAAACTTTTACAATTTTATTTTGAACGGCATCTTTAACACTGCATCTGTAAAAGCTTGTTGTATTTAATCCTAAATTTTCAACAACGCCTACTTCCCACCTGCTTGTAGCAAGTGCTTCTGAAAGTGCATTTGTTGCAGTTGAATTCCTTGGTCTCTTATCTTCAATATAATCTCCCAGTGTCTCATAAAATGAATTTTCAGCGTATACTTCTATAAAAATATCATTGTTTGAATCATGTTTGGTTTTTGCGGACTGAATAATATATTCATGCCACTCATTTAGCCTATCTTGATATAATATGCGATATCCTTTCTCGATATTCTTGTAAAAAGTGCTAAAAGTTAGTATTGAATCAGCATTGAGACTTTCCTCATCTTCCGGATTAAAGATGTCTATATAATCTATTAAATTCTCATCTCTATCTAATAATAAAATATTCATTATAGCCACCTTTCTTGGTACGTTATCTCATAGTTTACACTTTGAGAAAAAGCCCATCTATTTTCACCTTTCTTTATTTTGATGAAGTCACTTTTGTAATCCAAAAGCCTCATAGATTTTTCCCTATTTATTTCTATAAAATTATTTATACAGTCAGCTTTAACTTTTGCTCCAGGGCTAAAGTTGTTTATGATTCTTATGAATTTAGCAGATGTCAAATCCTGGATTAGAAATATTTCTGCTGAGCTTGTAAGGGTAAGGCTAATGATAGCACTGGTATCATAGGATGCATCATAATTAAAAGAAATCCTATCTCCAGTTCCGCTTATTGTTTTGATATCGGAATACCCAAATGGATCGTGAGCAACAAACTTTAATGCAACTTCTGCACTTTTTCTTGATGTTGAATACTTTATATCGCCATCCAAAATAGCCTTGTAATAAAGATTTTTTTCATTCCTAAATCTTAGTATTTCTGGCTTTTCGGTGTATAAAAGTGAAGATAGTCTCCTTCTAAAATCAAAGATTTCTTGCTTGTTACTTTTTATAATTCTGCAGCAAATTATTATTTCTCTTATCCCTAGATTGTTTTTTCTAAAAACAGCTCCAGCACGTCCTGGGATTTTTTGAGATGTATTTTCAATTTGAGGAATAAGACTCATCTCTACTTTTTCAACTTTAAGTAAATCTTTAAAATTAAACCCATTGAATATAAGATCATTTTCTGAAAATGCATAGCTCATTTATAATCCCCTCCCTCTTTTCGCCCTACTGTTTAGCCTATATAACTCTTCTGCCATATATTTGGCATCATCTCTATCTCTTAGGCTCATGTTTTCTATATTTAAAATAACTCTTTCTCCTTGATATATATCTGAAGATATTCCATTTGAATTTGAAAAATCTGTACCAACTCCGGAAAAAGCTATTTCAGGAACCGTTAATGCATTGGCCATTGCATCCTGAATTGCTGACTTGCCTTTAATTATTCCTTCTGAAATAGTACCTCCAAAATTCAACCTATTAAGGTCTCTAAGTGGTCCTCTTTTCGCAGGAGAAAATGGCAAAAAGTCTCTAATACCTTGAACAACATCCTGCACTGCGTCTGTTACCCAGCTAATTGCTGATTTAATTCCATCTACAATTGAACCTATTATATTTCTGCCTGCCTCATAAAATCTACGGCCAAAATTAAAGATGGTCCTTACTGCACCATCTAAGCTATTTCCTATTATATTTTTAATCCCATTCCAAATGCTTGATGTGATGTTTTTAATTCCATTCCAAACACCTGTCACAATAGATTTTATGGTGTTAAATACAGAAGTGAAAATTTGTTTGTACATATTAAACAAATTGTTAAAGTATGTTTTAATACCATTCCATATAGTTTCTGTTACATATTTTATCCCATTCCAAACCCCTGTTATGATTGTTTTAAAGACTTCAAATACAGTAGTAAACAGCGTTTTATAGAATTCAAATAAGGCTGTGAAATATGCTTTAATTCCATTCCAGATAGCTTCCGTTACAACTTTGATTCCTTCCCACACACTTGTTACTATTACTTTTAATGCTTCAAAGACTGTGGTAAATATGGTCTTGTAAAATTCAAACAATCCTATAAAAAATGTTTTTATGCCTTCCCATACAGCCTCAGTTACAGCTTTAATTCCTTCCCAGATAGATTCAACTAGTTCTTTTAAGGCATTTAGTGTGTCTGTAAAAAATTGCTTGATTTCTGCCCAGTGATCATATATTAATTTACCTACTAAAAAGGCAGCACCTAGAGCAATAACAATTGGTAGTAAAGTGGAAATTACTCCCATAAGGCTTGCCATCCCTCCAGATAAAAAAGACATGACCCCTCCAGCTTGTGTTATTTTGGAAGAAAGTCCTACCATCTTTAATGCAAACCCTCCTACCCCTTGGGTAAGTTTGGAAAACACAACAACAACAGGGCCCACTGCAGCAGCTAATAATCCTATTTTTATTATGAATTCTTTTTGCCCCTGTGAAAGGCTTGAAAACCACTTTGTAAAGCCTTTTAACTTTTCTATTACTTCCTTTATAATAGGACCTAGTGCTTTTTGAAGTGCTTCGCCTAATTCAGCTCCAGCGATTTTAAGGTTATTCATAGCCACCTTAAATTCATCTATAGGATCTTTTGTTTCATCAAAAGTTGACGTTACAGCACCTTTTGCCCCATTTGCGGCACCTGCCAACTCCTCAAAATTTAACTTGCCATCTTTTATGGCCTTAGCCATCATTGGGCCTGCTTTTGTTCCGAATGTTTCAGTAGCCAAAGCAATGGCTTCTTGTTCATTTTTAGCCCCCTTAATCTTACTTGTAAGTTCAGTAAGACCTTGTTCCATAGTCTTTCCTTCTTTAGCCCAATTTGCCTGTGCTTTTGTTAGGTATGACATTGCCTTTGAGGAATCCACTCCAGACTGTTCAAATTGTCCCATAAGGGCAACAGACTGGCTAAAGTTAAGCCCCATTCCTTGAAGAGCTGGAGCTCCTTTGACAACACTGTCAAACAATTTATCTGTAGAAACCCCAGTATTTTGTGCTGTTTTTGTAACGCTATCTAATACTAGGTCTAAATCCTTACCAGTTAAATTGAATGCTTCTATTGCCTGTTTTGATTGGATGGTAGACTGAGTTACATCTTGGCCATTTATTTGAGAAAATTTAAGCATTAAGCTTGTCTTGTCTTCAAGTTCTTTTCCTAAGAATCCAAATTGTGTGTTGACTTCTCCTAATGCGTTTCCTACTTCTGTAGAGCTTGCTGGGAAGTTTGAATATACATTTTTAAAAGACTTTTGTAAATCTTGTGCTGCCTTTCCTGTAGCTCCAGTTTTTTGAACTACAATATCTAAGCCTTCATCAACTTCTGTGAATGCTTTTATAGATGCTGCCCCAATGCCTAAAACTGGAGCAGTAACCCCTTTGGTTAGGGATTTTCCCACAGCTTCTGATTTTTGACCAACTTCTTTTAGTTTCTCTCCAGTTTCTTTCCAACCCTTGTTTATTTCAGTTTGCTCTTTTTTTAAACTCTTTAACTGATTTTCAGTTTTTAGAATTTCTCTTTGTAGTTTTTCGTATTCTTCTGCTCCTATGTCTCCATTTTTAAAAGCAGCCTCAGCATCCTTTTGAGCCTGTTTTAAAACATCAAGCTTATTTTTAGTATTTTCTATTTTTTCTGCTAAAACTCTTTGTTTTTGAGCCAAAAGATCAGTGTTCCCAGGGTTAAATTTCAGCGAATTATTAATTTGCCTTAATTGGCTATCAAGATTTCTACTCTCTTTATTAAGATCTTTCATAGCCTTGTCTAATTTGGTTGAATCGCCACCAAGCTCGACTGTTATTCCCTTTATTTTTCCTGCCATATTTCCCCCCTTTCCGCAATAAAAAAGGACCCTTTCAGGTCCTTATTTTTGCTAAAATCTATCAAAGTCACTTTGAGTTGCTTCTCTGTCTGTGCTGCTTTCATTTTGAGAATAGAACATATCATTATATTCAGTCATATAATCTATAATCATGCATATATTCATTTCACAAAAGGCTTCATATGGTAAATGCCTTTTAAAAGCCCCAGCCATAAGCTTTTCTGTAGTGAGTTCGTGACTGTCCTCACTCTCTAAATTCTTTTTTTTTGACTATTTGAAGTTATTGAAGACATAAAAATTTCAATAATATCAGTTATTAAATCAAATACTGGAAGATTGTCAAAGCTACAACACCACTCTTCAACATCATCAGTAATATCAGGATTACCTGTCTTAGCCATCATGTGAAGTATTCTGTAGAATATTTCAAGATCTATATTTTGCATGATTCTAAATTGGGCGGTTAGATCATCTTCAAGATTTTCTGATTCATTTAAATCCACGTTTTCAAAAATCTTTATAATGTCCTGAAGAGCATCACGCTTGTATCTTGTCTTGTATTTGATTAAAAAACCACCATTTACTTTTAGTTTAACGTCTCTTCCATCAATATTAATTATTTTTTCCATGGATCCTCCTAAACTTCGTTTTCGCTTGCTGTGTATACGTTGCTATAAAAATTATCATATCCCTGAGATCCCTTAGTTATTTTTGCCTTTATTTTTCCTGATGGATCTGGGATTGCAGAAAACTTTATCTTGTCAGTCCCTATTTTTGTCTTTTCTTCTTTAGTATTGGACTCTAACTTCGGCCTAGATGCAGACACTTTATAAAGAACATGCCTTACCTTATTTTTATCGCCATTAAATTCAAAAGCCAGTGCAAAGTTATTAGCTCTTGCATTTACATTTTCAACGATCGCTCCATTCTTATCCTTGGTATACCCTAGAATTTTTGTCTCGAAATCTTCATTCAAGGTTGCTATCTCAAGCTCTCCTTCATAGCCATTGTTTGTGAATTCATTGTAATAGATCACGTCATCAGCGTAAAATGGATTACTGTCTCCTGATGGGTCTAAAGATAGGCTTACTGCACCTGGTAACTTGAATCCTTCCCCGTATGTTAACTTGCCTGCCTCTTCCTTTTGAATTGGAAATATATGGACATTGCTTAATCCAAATCTTACTTTATTTGTTTCTCCTGCCATTTTGTACCTCTTTTCTAAATATAATATTTTATTAAATACATATCTTCTGAATCAATGTATATGTCTTCAGACTTTTCCCAAACTACTTCATTTTTGTTCAGGATACTTTCTATTTCCTGCTCATTTTCCCTTGATTTAATAGTGAAGTAATACTCTATAGTATATTTATATTCACTGTGATACACACTATCATCAGCTATATAGTTATCTGCTCCTCTAGCATAATAAATCAAATACGGAGGGTTCGTTACACTACTAAATCTCATATATGCTGCAGGAAGATTTATTTCTTCTAAAATCTTCTCTATAGGTTTCATTTTTCCAACCTTTCAGAAATTCTTTTCAAAAGTAGAGCATTTGCCTTTTCTTCATTCTTTAAGATATGAGGAAATGCCTTTGTCCTGGTTTTTCCATTTCTTGTCATATGGCCATGTTCAAGAAGATGGGTCAATTGGCCTTTTTCATTATAAACAGTTTTTACTTTTCTGTTGCTTTCAGTAACTGTTTTTTTAGATGTCCAAGACTTAGCATACTTGCCAGTTTTTTTGGGGCTATCTCTTTTAAGGTCTGTGACTAGATCATCTGAAGTCTTTTCAATTTCTTCATCAAGAATCTCACGTACTTCTTTGCTATAGTCCTCTAATATTATTTCTAGCTGTGCTTCAATCGATTTTGCCAAGTTTACCACCTACTGTCAATTCTACATAGTCATCCTTTTTATATGTTCGTAAAACCGAATATAATTGACCATTATATTTTATTTCACTCTCCCCACTATACTCAAATTCATTCATTGTTATGGTATAGGTGGGCCTTAAACCAGTTATTGCAGCATTATAAATTTCACTTCTGGAAACTGAATCAACTTTACAAAAAACTTCTACAGATTTATGTTTTTTAATCTGGTTTAATTCTTTGTCAGAGGTGATTTCAACTTGCAAAAGTTCTATAATATCATCAAATCTTTTCATTTTTTTACACCTGCTTTTATGTAAAAATTATTCAATCTCAACTTTAAATGGCGAGGAATATTCTCCCCCCCTTTTTACCCTAATTCTTCCTTATCCA